GTGGTGTCTCAGCACGGAGCATAGCCTCGCCAGCTATACCTGTGGGTTTGTCTAGTTCTGCCAGCTTTTCTCTTACGTTAATGGCTGGCTTAGATACGTTGACTGTCATGCTGCTATCCCTTCTTTGCTTAGACTACAGCGTCTATTGTTAGATTGAGTGTAGCGATCAGCCCACCGAACATTATCTGGTGTGTAATCACCGTCATTATCAATGCGATCTAATGATAACGATGGGTCTGGCTTTCGCCCTACATCAGCAAGAAATTGAGCAAAGTCATCCTGCCACTGTTTACACACTTTGATGCCACGGCCACCCCAATCTTTATACTGCGGGTGCGCTTCCCATTGGCAGCGTTGCTTCATATCACGCCAAGCAAAGTATTCAGCACGAACCTCTTTGTCGTTTGCATAGCCATGCTTTGTATTGCGCTGAGATAGACGTTGTGAAGACTGTTCACTTGCATAGCAACCACAGGAAGTAACCTTGCCACGGTTCAACTCTGCCGTAACAGCAGTTGTTTCGTTACCGCACTCACACTTGCATAGCCAGTGATGGCGGCCTGATGCGTTTTTACCTAAATGCTTAATTGCCGTTAAACGACCATACACACGGTTGGTTATGTCCATTGGTTTACTCATCTGCGACAAGCCCCCCTGATGCACTGATTGCAGCACCGACAGCGGTTGTTGTGTTGTCTACTCGTCGTAATCCTTGGAAGACTGAACGCCCTGCGCTTGTACCTACATGAAGCAACTCTGTGCTATCGTCGTAAGCCAAAGCTGTTACAGCATCACTGTCGCCGTATAGCGTGGCTTGGGCATTCTCTTGGAATAGCACCTTCTCATCCTCGTAGATTTTCTTGATCTGTTCTGGGGATGGGGCTGTGCCTGAGATGCGTAGTAGGGCTAGGGAGCCTGTAAATGCATTTCCCCCATCGTGGTCATTGGCTATATATAGAGGCTCATCTGTAGAAGGATCAGTAAACACAGTCATATTTGTTGTGTGTATATGCTGACCGTCGATATAAATACTGATATTTTTATTGCCATCATGCACTGTAGCCCAATGGTGCCAGACATCATCCTCACACTCTCTTGAATTGCCTGTATTCTGACCGCTTCTTGCAAAATACGGGTTCCCTGTGGCATTCAGGTTAAACTGACGAAGTTCGCCAGTTGCATTAGTGCCAAATTGAAGCAGTACCTGCGTAGCACTTACAGATGCAACTTTGAACCACATTATCACAGCGAAAGGATCGGATGCACCTGACGGTAAATCACTATTATAAGGCTGTTCCAAATAGTTACTGTTACTAAACCCACTATACGCCACCAAATCCGCACCAGTAGCCACAGGGTTTTTGGTCACAGTGCCGAACACTTGTAGACCGTTGCCGTTCACACTGCGGTCTTCTTCGGCTAGGCGTACTGATAGATTAACAAGTTCTAAAAAGTTAGAGCTATCATCTGCTGTATCATTCATACCAACGTACATCGTTGATGCAGAGGGGGTGAAGGTGTAACTATAAGTGCCAGAGCTATTAGCAATGGTAGTATCTCCAGAGCTTAAACTAGAATTAGTAGCAATTCTAAAGTTTCCAAAACCACCACTCGCATCGTCTACATCTATTGTAACTGTTAACGTATACTTCTTTGAAGTATCTAAAGATATTGATCGGCTAAAACCATAAGCCCCAGACCCACTAGCTGTTGCTCTCAGTCTATCACTATTGATAGAAAGCGTAGAATTGCTGTAAATAGTAGACCAGCCACTTGTAGATGATATTGGTGATTGACCATTCGTCACCAACTCTGCGCCAGTAACGTCAGTATCATCGGTGTCGGACAAGGTGGCGAGTTTGATGTCGCCGTTCATCCAGCCTGTGGCATAATCACTTGTGGTGTAGGCGACCATACCGTTAGAGGGTGTTTGTACGTCTTCGTCAAGAAAAGTTACCCCCGCTGATGTTACTACAACACCGTGAGTTACATCGCTTTTTAACGTCCCTGCGCTTGAGATAACTGCGGGTACACTTGCTGCTGAATAGTATCCATCTCTCCAAGATGTCATTGTAACATCGGAACTGGGAAGCGACCCAAAACTAACGGCACTCGCACTAGGGTGCATAAACAGCCTGTCTGCGTTAAAAGATATGCTTTGCGTTGCAGTGGGATAGCTAATATCAACAACAGTCCCATCATCCTTGATAACAGAAACCCCACCATCAGTCGCCACCGCAATCGTCGGCACAGGCAATCCTGTAGCAGCATCAATCGGGGCGTTGGGCAGAACGGTCATGGCTACATCGTTGACCATACCTGAAACAAGGCTTCGAGAATTATCATCTGGAGAAAATGTAAGTGCGCTTTCACGTTTACCAATTCCGTGAGGCCACTCTTTTACCTTGTTGTTCAACCAACGGGCGGCAGTATCGTCTACAAAGGAAATAACACTTAGGCCATAGTCATAGTTATTGTTTTCTGATCCTCTATACGAACCCATACAAACCACGCCATTTACCGCAGAACAACAAGTATAATCGTATGAAGTGGCATTCAAAAATTTGTCTGTGCCATCAAATGTACTTGTTCCATCACCTGTGAATATCATCCACATAGGCATGTCAGGGTCATCACCATCGTAGATAGTGAGCCTTTTGTTTGCATTATCGACCACAATCACAGCCACCGCAGGGAACTCCTTACGGCTACCACGGGTGCTAGTGTTCAGTGTCTCATTGTACCATGAGGTATGCTGTGTGCGCTTACGCCATGCACCGCCATCGCTGTCCTTGCGGGTGTCGTACACAAAGATGTCTACGGCTGTGTCTGCGATTGACGCATCTATTTCTGTGAGTTTGGCAAGAACGAGTTCCTTGTTATCATTGATAACCTCTGTCCCTGCAATCTTAATAGCCATCTTCGGATACTCCTATTAGCTAATGGTTGCGTTTGCATTTACGCTGCCGACAACATCCAAGTTGCCAGATGCGTCCAGTTTCATCTTGTTTGTGCCGCCTGTGGCGAAATAAAGGGAACCGCCGCTTTCTGTGATTGTCCAATCGCCGAAGTCCACTGTGGTTGCGCTTAGTGTCCCAGTGATTTCTACACCTGTGCTGGTGGTGGCGAGTTTGGGGGAATTATTATAGCGCAACTGTGTTTCGCCACCAGATATGGCTTGCAGATAAGTTGCCCCACCTGTGTTCTGCAAAAATAAATTCTCAGCACGAACGTAAAGACTGTCGGAACCAGTCTCTGTAATATGACTGCTACCAGCGGCTCCATCATGGTAAATCTGCAAATCAGACCCAGCACCGAAGATGGCTTTGTCGTTGTCGCCGAAGGATACATTAGCCGTAGTCGTAAGCCCCGCAAAGGTTGGGCTGTCAGTCGTTGCTACGCCTTGGTCTAATGCCTTAACAGATGCCTCACTGGTCAACTCACTGTCCATCAGTGCGCCAGCGGCAGTTACGTTGGTTGTATCGGTTACATCCGCTGATGCCTCGATGCCTGACAGTTTCGTCTGCTCTGCATCAGTGAATGCATTTGTGTCTGCTTCGGCCTCATAGAGTGCCTTTATTTCTGCGCCTGTTTGATCGGCTGTAGCTGATGCCTCGATGCCATCCAGCTTAGTGCCATCAGCGGCTACATCACGCCCGTCTACAGTGCCAGTGACCGTGATATTGCCAGAAACAGATATGTCGTTAGAAAAGGCTGCATTGCCATCTACCTTGTCGATAGCATCATTAATCTTGGTGCGAACCGACGATAGGCTTTCGCCATTGTTAAAAGTAGCCATCTAATGCAACCTCTCTAAATTTTATGATACTTGAATAACGCCGTCTGTGGCTGAGAAATCCAAGGTAAAGCTATCACCATCATTCAGTGTAAGTGACAAGCCATAGTCATAATACCCAATCAATGGGTCGGCTGGGGTCGCTACTGTGTCATTGTAGATGTAAACGTAGCGGAATGGCCCAACATCGCCGCCTGATGCAGTCAGCGTAATGTCAGTCAATACCAGCTTATATGTGCCGCTTGTTTGTGTTGATGATGTTGTTGTCACGTTGCGTGTAGAGCAATTCGTGTACGAAACTTCAGTTACATTGCCCAAGATGCCATTCCCGTCTGTTGTCGGGTCTGTGGCTTCGGCTGATGGGGCAGTGTTAGATAGTGCTACAACGATCTGGTCGCTTTCCAAATCCATGTTATGCACTGCGTTCACAACGAAATCGTTGATCTTGTTAAATGTTGCCATTTTGGAACTCCAGATATTTTAGCATATGCAAGCGCATTCTAGCGCATTTTAAGGTGTTTGCAAAGGTTAGGTTGGTTTAGTTGGCCAAGTCGGGGTTGTGGGATCACTTGTGCCTGATGGCAAATCCCGTAGCTGTTGACGATAGGTCGCCCATTCTGCTTTTTTTGTGTCATTCAACGGGCTATCGGCAGCTTGCGTCCAATCACATTCAGAAAGTAGGATGTTGCGATATTCACGAAAGTCTATCCATGCCTGATCTATGGCATCTTGTTCACGTTGATCCGCGTACCCATCGACAATTTCACCATTGACCACATGCGTTTCATGTGGCCCTGCCGTGCCTTCAATGTATGCTTCGCCGTCTTGTAGGTTTGCGCTAATTAATTCTTCATCAATCGCCATAGATTGACGGATCATGCCTGTTTCGACGTTGTATATGACGATAGACTTCATCGCTTGACCTCTAGAACCTGACATATTTGATCGCGTAGAACTAAGTGACTTGCGCCGTTATGAACATTGAATGATGCAATGTATGGCTGGTAAACGACAGTTCCCGTCAATACATCTTCAAATTCATAGGTGTTCACATAGGTTGACATGCCTCTGTGGAAGAAACTTAAAGGAATAAAGCTAAAGATAGATGGCGTCCCATTGATTATTTTTCTAATAGCAAACTGATAGTCAATCCCCGCGGTGTCCGTTCTTGTGCCTGTTCCGCCGCCAGTAAGTCCACCCGTCCAATTTGTGAAAATGGTTGTTTTAAATACAAACCTTACTATTGCTCGCGCACCTGTTCTCGTAGCGGTCACTGATATAGGTAAATTTGAGCCAGAGTTACTGCCGCCATATGTAGCGTGATCATAATAATAAGACGTAGAGACGTTCGCATATGCGGTTTTTGTAACGGCATTAAGTGCAATTTCATTTGTATTAACGCCAGATTGCCTAATGACAAGCTCATCACTTGCGTTTGTGTCAATCGTAATATTGTCAATTTTAATATGGTCAGCCTCTAACTGGCCTCGTATAACTGCCGCGTCAAATTCAGCGGTGCCGTCTTTACTTATACGCCAACCAGTAGAACCAGATGTAAACACATCGCTTTCGATAGTGTCTGTGATCTGGAAGGCACCATTAACAGTGCCAAACACAATGCTACCAACAGTGTTATTCGTGTTTACCGTAACCGTATAAGTAACAGTCCATTCCTTTTTCGCCAGTGATGTGTAGTCAACAGTTGTTTGACTGTGGCTCCATCCCGTTTCTCGAGTTGTGAACGTTTTGGTTGATACATCAAATGTAAAGTTAGATGCGGTTGGGGCTGAAGGTGCAGTTGCTTGGATTGTCGTATAATACAAAACTCCGCTGTAGACTTTGGTGTCAACTTGGGCGGGAACGCTTACCGCTGCATCTGTTGTGACCGCACCACTAGCAACTGCCGTACTTACGTTAGCTGGCGTTGATTGGTCGATTGCCTCTACCCAATAGTAATATGTTGTGTTTTCAGCCAGCCCGCCATCAACGAATTTATCAGCCGATACAAACGCAAATGCACTGGATGGCTGGGTATTCGATGTGTTGCGATAAATGTAGTACCCACGCAAATCGTACAAGTCTCCACCGCCAACTTGCGTTGTTGGCGCATCCCAATCTAGCGTCACACTTTTAGGGCCGCCAGTTTTGTTTAGGTTTGTTATAGGCGAAGGTGCGATTGTATCACCGCCAACAGTATGAACGGATGCGCTCACATAGGGGCTAAATCGGCCAGTTGATGTATATGCCCTAACCCTTATTTCATACTGATCCCCAGATTGAACTGGCCCAATAACAATGGAATTACCTGTTGTTATTGTTGTGTTGTATGATGATGTACCCGTCAAACGCCACTGAACTTCGTAGTTTAAGACGAATGAGTTCGTACCAGCCGTCCAACCTACATCTAGCTGCGCAACAAATGTGCCGTCACTCTGAACCTCACCCGCATCAGTTACAGTAACGCTAGATGGAGTGATGTTTGAACTTGGGTTCGTAACATTACTATCATTGCTAATGATGTCTTCCGCATCACCATCCCAAGCGAAGGCCGTAGATGATGTTTCGCGCAGCGTTAAGTTAATCCGCAAATCACCCGCATCACTATCGTTTGTCAGCTTCCATCCAACAACCTCGAAATCCTTTGCGCTCCATCCATATCTTTCATTTGTAATGGATACGATTTCACCCACCTGAACTTCAAATGCGGCCATGCCAAAATCAGCGTTGATTGTCATTTGCTCACGCGCACGGAACAATGTCATCTTGGCCAAACGCTGCGCTGCCCATTTAGAAGTGGTGCATGGCAAATCAAGTTCTAACGCCTGTTCTAGCCCGTTATCTTCTGTGATAAATGTAGTTTCTTTTTTCTCAGGGTAGTTCGTCGTGATGTAGTCTTGTTCCGCATCAATAAACGTACCCCTGACCGTGTTAAACGTATCCCTTCGACTGTGCTTCGTTTCAAGCGTAATGCCTGATCTAAAGTCATCTAAGGTTAGCGTTTTGACAGGTGATGTATATTCGCCCACTACCAGCCGCCACGCACCTTGGCCCCAGAACAATGTGCCAGCGCAAGCGGTCATCATGTCTGACAGAATGGATGATGGCGTTCTGCTTAGGTCAAATACAGCATCAATGTGATAGCGTTCCTCTTGCGGTGGGTTAGATACTGCATAGTATTTATCAACTAATTCCCTTGAAGTATTGGCCGCTGCCGTAAAACTTGTGCTATCAATTTTGCCACTGTCATCAAGGCCATATTTCGATGTGATATAATCGGCAATAACATTGGCCGCGTTGTTGCTGTATTCCGTCTGACCATTGTAGTAATTGTATATCTTTTTGCCTTTTATATCGAAGGTGAAAAGAGGAATACCTTCAGCAAAAACATCTTGGTCATATTCCATACGCACATATACGCAAGCAATGCCTTGACCTCTGAAATTGGTGTCATCGCCAGTTTGCTTGTTTTGCCATTCTGGGCCATTAGATAGAGCGTTTAGAGTAGTGTAAATATTCTGGTTTGGCGCACCCGTAAATTCTTTGATTAAGATTTTGCTATTACTATCTGAGCCAACCCACTTAGATGTCGTCACATAGTCATTGGCATCACGGGCAATAATTTCGTCATTGATATAGAAGTTTTCAAAGCTGTTTATTTCGTGACCCGCAACGCAAATAATCTGATGCAAATATTGGTTTGTATCGCCAGTGCTTTCTAAGTAGGTGACAATGCCACCCTTCCTGATCTGACCGTATACTACTTGTTGCGGTGCTGCCGCATCACGGGTGTTTGTGAGCAAACCGCGACTACCCGCCATAGTGCTGCTAAAGTCAGGAGTAGGAGCAAGTGCATTTAATGCCCATGAAGTAACTGCGGTAACGGCTATAGTGCTGACTACAGAAGCAAAAATAATTTGTCCAACAGTAGGTGCGGCAAGTATATTCCCGCCAAAAATGATAAATGGATCACGCGGTACACGATCCCAATCATTCCAGTGATTAACGGTTAAATCTCCCAAACGATACTTCATGCTTTGACCCATGCATTTTTGATGTCTTCAATATAAACAGAAACTACACCAGTTTCGCCTAAAAATATAGCTTTTGCGCCTACAGCAATCCCTAAAGCCTGACCTATAACCCATCTGCGCGTTTTATCTGTTGATACAAGTGCGCCCCTTGGTGGAATGCCGTCATACCTTTGCAGCTTTTCATCTATAGCCTGTTCAAGAGTTTGTGCGCCAAATGCTTTCCGCAATTCATCGCGCTTTAAGTACAGCCCATTTTTTGTATACTTACCAACCCAATCATCTGCCCAACCTTCGCCATACATCGCATGAAATGCATTATTGGTAAAAGTAAAACAATCATTGACATGCCATTGGAAGGGAACGTCACGCACCTTTTTGATGTATTCGTTTAAGTTATCAATGTTAGGATGCGTCATCTGGATTATTTACCTCGCGGCCCCAGACGATCTGCTTATCTTGAAGCCGCGTTACCCATTTGAAAAATGTATCGGTTGTCTGACTGTAACCCTCAGTATCAATGACTGCCTTGTGGCTTTCATGGGTATATCTTCTAACCTTAGCGCGATCTAAGGCGATCAATCTACTTTCAACGCTTAAAGATATGTTTGAAGTTGCGCCTTCGTCTTGGATCGTCATCTTATCCATGTAACCAGAAAAGACCTCAATCACATCAGAAACACCGTTGATACCCCAATAGATTGTGACAAGCCTTCCTTGGTATGAAGCCTTGATGGCGTAGCTCACAACGTCACTAGATATGCCAGACAGGCTTATTGTTGCACCCTTCGCTGATAAATCATTCGCTTCTTCTAGGCCGCTTATATTGAGCATATCGCCCGACCCTATGTAAGAATATGCACCTATCGTCTTATTGCCATATCCCGTCCATAAACGAAGTGGCCCATATGTATAAGCATTGCCATTCACATCAGTGCCGCCTGATACTGTCGCAAAGTCCAAATCAATGGCATAGAACGGCTCAATCTCAGGGTTGCCAAGCGCGGCCAATATTGACGATGGGATTGTTCTACTCATATCGCTTCAAACGCTCCAAATGTAATCCCGTAAATGCTGGCCTCATTGACTGACCAGTTTTGCTGATTGCTTGCCAAGCGAAACTTGCCAGTTGTGTTCAAGATATTCACACCCGCGCTAGACTTATTTTCGCGCAAGGCTGGCCATATTTCTATTGTTTGTGATGCGCCTGTACCCGTCACATCTTCTAGCACCTTGTGCAATGTGCGGTTAGATGTTGTGCCAATCTGGATATAATCACCAGCTAACAAAGTTTCGCCTGATGTAATAGTGACTGATATCGTGCGATCACCCGCACTTCCAGATGCAGAATTAACGTCATTATTTGCCGATACAGTGCCGCGCGGTGAAGTTGCGCTAGGATCGCCAAGGTAGAATGTGCCGTATTGCCCACGCAAGCTAACGAGAAACGCGATCCATTGTTCCGCATCCGCGCGTTTCATTGACGGTAATGTAATATCGGCTTGCCATGTTTCACCGCTGTAAGCGTGTGCCTGACCCGCATAAGTGAATGGTGACTGACTGTAAGCCACGGCGTTTACTGCGCGTAACTCAATCTGCGCAATGCCAGTGTGTGACGGCAGGGTTAAGGGGTAAGTGATAGCCATTATGCAAACGCCCTTCCATATGAACCGCCACGCCGTTTCGCATCTGCGACTGCCGCTTTCGCGCTTTCCGCAATCTGTGGCATCAGTGACTTGATTTCAGTGCGCACGGTTTGCTGTACGCCTGTTGATACGTTGATGGTTTGGTTGACGACCACCTGACCGCTACCACCAGCGATCTTGTCGTTGGGCACGATAGAACCAGTGCGTGACGGTACGAACAATTCTGGCCCACGTTCGCCCACCATGTATGGCTTCCCGCGCTGTACGGGGCCACCTATGGCCTTCATGGGTGTGCCTAACACTGGAAACTTTGCGGTTAGGGCATCACTAATAAAGCCGGTGATCTTTTTAACGACAAACACGCGGTAAAGTTCCTTGATGATGTCAGCGGCCATTGTGCGGAATGCGTCCTTGGCCTTCATGGTGCCGTCAACCATAGACATAAACGCATCACCAAACTTATCGCTCATCATTTCGGCAACAGTTTGGACTTTTTCGCCAATACCATCGGCAGCATCTTCGCCGGCTACCTTGACGCGCTTAAAATATGAAAACAAGTCGATTTTGGGAATGTTGGCAAGTTCGTCCTTTAGATTTGTTACACTATCAAATGGCTTGTCTAAATCAGAACGGATCATTGCTATTTCCGGCCCGATGCCTATCATTTCGTGATTTATGCCCTCTAATGTGTCTTTAAGTTTGCCAAAACTGTCTTCACCAATGTCATCTGGGAAATCCACGCCAAACTTTTTCAGTTCTGCACTTAATGCTGTAGTTGCATCCCTGAAACGCCCAACAATGCCCACAAGCATTTCATAAAACTTCTTCCTAATGTTCAGGGTCATATATGTGAAGTTTAGTTCAAATATTTTTATCCGCATAAACATTCTGTCGAACGCTTCACGAACTATCGCTGGGATATTACTAACCACAATGGCAAAGTAATTGATGCCATAAACCAACCCATTGATTGCGATCATCGCCCCACGTTTTAATAAATCAAAACCTTTCTTCACTAGATCAATAGCCGGACGCACAAAGTCAATAAACGGCTGGAACGCAGTCTTCATGTCTGCACCAAATCGCTTGAAGTCAAATGATAGCTTTGTAGTCTTATCGCCCATCATTGCGATAGCACCGCCAACCGCAATAAGCGCACCCAAGATCATCCCTTTTGGCCCAAAAATAGACGCAAGTTGTGGTGCTTGCATGGTCATAATGCGTAGCGCATCAGTACCCATAGAAGCCTGAACTGCCATATCTTGGAACTGCAATGATGCCATGCCTAAGTTGCGGGTCATGCCCTTGTTGGCACGGGCTACGTTGTGCATTCCTCGAACATGACGGTTCATGTTCGCGGTGGATTTGATGATTGTCTGATCAAGATTGCCAAGCTGCGCCTGTACCTTTTTCATTTCAGGTACGGCGTTTCCAACGGCATCCATGCGAATGGTTAAATTAGTCTGTGCCATTGTCTTTTTGCTCCGACTTGATCTTAAAGTATGCGACCCATTCGTTATATTCTGAAAGGCTGATTTGCTCTATTTCACCTATGGTTTTTCCAAGCAATTCAGCCAATGCAATCAGATTATATCTAAACGGATCGCTTCTTAGTTTTTTTCGTGTTCCTCTATAGTCACACTTTCAAGAACCGCACCAAACACCTTCGCAATCAAGTTGATTGGTTCGCCCATCAATATTGGCTTATCTTCAAGTGAAAATGCCTTTTCACCAGCATCGTCTTCACACTTACGGATGATCATATCAATCATGGCCGACATTGTTGGGTTGTTGATGAAATCCTTGTGTTTACGTTGGATTTGCTCCATATCACGCGCTGAAACCGTTGTGAAATATAGGCGAAGCGGTGTATCCCCTTCGCCCCATTCTTCCACATCCAGAAAACCCCGTTCTTGTTCCGCCCGTTTTGCTGCAATGCGTTTCGCTAGTGACATATTACGCTACCGTTGTTTCCGTTAATGCGCCAGAACCTTGGATGGTCAATGATGCCTCAACCAAGCCATCAAATGATGAATTGATTGTGCGACCTGTTACAATGGCTGTACCGCCATAATATGTGTCGCCTGATGTTGCACCTTCAGGGTAGAAGTTAAGTGTAACTTCTGCACCAACGGTCAACGCACCTTGGCCGGTTGTGTCGGTTTCATCCCAATACACATCAACTGAACCAGTGAAGTTTTTCAGTGATGATGAATATGAACGGGATGTGTCGCCCATAGTTGTTGTTTCTAGTGTATCCGCTGTTTCTTCAATGCTGAAGGAACGGATTTCTGCAATTACAGTGTCAGAACCAGCCGTGCCGACTTTTACGGTTCCTTCACTTCCTGTATGTGTCGCCATTTTGGAACTCCTACTTGGCTGTTTCTACGTCATTAATAGCTGTAACATATCTAATAGAGTAAGTCAGCTTCGCTATTCCAAGAATTTGGTCAGCATCACCGTCAAACTGTATTTCAGTTGATGTCAGTACAGCAAATTTTGCAAGGCCATTGATTGTGAAATCATCGGCTATTGCCTCCTCGACCTGAACGCTGATTGCGTCCACATCGTCGTCAAACTTACTTGTTTCACGGACATATATGTCAACATCCAAGGTAAGTTCACGAAATAAGTCGGTCACACCAGCGTTAAGGCGTTCACTGCTTTCTGCGCCTGTATATACACTGATGGCCGGTAAATTTGTGTCGTTTAGTGGATGAACCCGCGTTGTATATACGCGCTTCTTCACCAAACTTACGTTTGTCTTCAGTATTGCGGCAACACGATCCCTGATTTGTTTACGAACATGTGCCATCTATTGTTTTTCCAACTGAATTGTTGTCACGCCTGTTCCGTCATGCAACCAAGCCACAACGCGATATTCTACATTGCTGACAACAATAAAATCATCTTCAGCAATGTTCGACACATCGGAAGTTTTGCATGTGAACCGTGGCTGTTCCTGATGAACTGATGCGATACCACCGGCATCAACAGGAACGGTTTCATTGTCGAATATGCCAGTGATCGAACTATCACCCAAGCCTAATTTGCGACGATACGAAACAGTTGATGCGAAGTCATCCACATCAAAAATGGCAGTCAGATCATCAGCAAATGGAATGGCCATTTATTCACTTTCATCTGTTTCTTCAGGTGCTTCCGCACTTTCATCGTATTCTTCTGCATACCCACGGGCAATAAGTTTCGCCGCGATACGGTCATGCACTTCATGCACTGTGCCTTGCTCCGCTGTTATGTCACCCCAACGGGCCAGTTTTAGCAAGGTGATCTTCATTTCTTTGCCCGTGTTGATTTAGGCTTTGCCGCGCGGTCTGTAGAAGCCACAGTTGGCTTTGGTTCTGGTGCTACTGCAACCCGCCCATAGGCCGTCAATGATGCTGCTTCATCTGGCCCAATCTCTACGATTTCGCCAGCCTTACGCGCTCCACCCGCTGCAACACAAGATTTTAGAATAACATACTTCATTTTCTGCCCCTCGTTAGAGGGGGCGGCAGTGCCGCCCCACGTTAGCATTATGCGCCGTCATTGTTGTATGCGAAGCTAACTGCGTGACGTACTGCTACGTCAACAGTTTGCAATGCAACGATGCGAACTGTGCCAGATGTTGATGCGGTGTATGGATCAACTGTGATATCCAAGCCGCCGTACATACCAATCAACAAGTCAGCGAAGTTACCGAAGTACAAGTCACCGGCTGTTACTTGGTTAGATACGATTGCGTTGTAACCGTTGATCTGGCCACCATCTGCAACGAACTGGCCTGAACCAGCGTCTTTTGCAGTTGTTTTCAATGCACCCATCATGCTTGCTGGCAAAATGTACGCTAGGTTGCCCATAAGCGCGTTATCTTCTGCAACCGCTGTTTCCATCGCAACTACTTCTGCGAATGTTGGGTTAGCTGCTGCGAAAGATGTTGGTGCATTGATGCCAGATGTGTTTGCAACACCTGTTGGCTGGCCAGATGAACCTGAACCTTGCAATGCACCGTTGTCGATTGCTAGTGCGATGCCTGTTGATAGGTCATTACGAACTAGGTTTTCGATGTCTAGTGACGATTGCATCATCATCAAGCGTGTGATGTCAGTGAATGCACCAACTGTTTTTGGTGACATTGTGACCTGACCAAATGTTGGCTCGCTTTCAGTGGACGCGCCACCTTCAGTTGCGATCCAAGCACCTGTTGATGCCGCTGTCTTCTTAGGGATTTTTACGTCACCTTGTAGACCTGTCAACATTGTCGCGCCAGCTTGCATAACAGATGATGCGTTGCGTAGTACGTCAATGAAGTCACCGCCGCGATACGCTTCTGCAACCATTGCGCTATCGTCTGATGTGTTCAGATCACGCTGGTTCCATGAACGTAGAACGTCATGTGGCATGTATAGACCTTGTGGGTCAACACCAGCACGTTTCGCTGCTTCTTGTGACGCTTCGAATTCGAAACGCGCAGCTTCTTGTGCATTGCGGTCAGTTGGGTTCGCCATCGCACGGATTGCGTTCATCAAAGAAAAGTTACGAACTTCTTTCTTTGTTAGGCCAATCTCTTGTGTGTCTAGTGGCGCGTTTCCGATTGCTTCTAGCAATTCACCACGGAATTCCGCTAGTGAACGGCCTTCTGCAACCGCTTTGTCTGCCATGTCGCGCTTGTTGTGCTTTGCTGCCAAGCGATACATTTCGGCTGTTTCTTTAGCTGCGGAACGTGCTGCATCTGCGCGAACCGCTTCTACGTCAACTTGAACTTCTTCAGTCATTGTAGTTTCCTTTGTTTCAGATTGAATTTTAGGTTCTGCGGGTGGCTTCTCCGCTGCACGACCTACCCCGACTGTCCTGTCTGCGGGTATGCTTACAACCGATACTTCCATTGGTAGCCAATTATCAACACGGTAGCTACCCGTGCCTTCCTCGACCATGCTGTTGACATGATAGCCAACACTGATGTTGCTTCTGATACCATCAACAACATCTTCGAAAACCTCTTTGGCAAGCCCGTTCCTTCCGAAACGAACAGTCGCGCGTAGTCTCCGCGCCGATCCATCAAGGTTAACATCTTCAACTACGCCAATCTGTTGACGCGGATCGTGATCCAACAACAGTGGCATAGTGCCTGAACGCGCAAAGCTAAGATCAATGCTGCGTTCGTCGTGATCTAATATTTCATTACCAAAACTGCGTTCAACAGGTTCTTCGCTAGACACCGCAATGCGAACTGTGCGCTTTTCTTCATCGACAACTTTTGTGTCGAACATCATGCCGCGCGTTTCCATCTTTTCACGGTCAAAGCGTTCTTTGTCTTTGTAGCCACGTTCCGCTGTTTTAGTCAGTGTAGAAAAGCGGTGGCCAACCATCTGGCCGGATGCCTCGTAACCGTCTTCGCCTTCGCGGTACACTTCAATCAGTGCGGCAGGGTCATCTGCGTCACCGTTGATCGTGAATTCGCTGTCTGGAACGTCAATAGAACCATCACGTTCTATGCGCTCAATCTTGCCATAGGCTTCACCGCCTGAACTATCCCAGCTAACGAAATCGCCAACACTTAGTTCATCAGGTTCCGCACGAACTTCATCAGTCATTGTTTCATCCTCAATATCTGGCGATATTGTATCAGATTTATCCATATCTTGCATAGTGCGTTCCTCTTTCTTCAGACGTTCCGCAATTTTACGGCTCCATGAATACCCAGCATCGCCACCCCACAAGGCCCATGCAATGCGCCCGTTGGATGGATAGCCATCTTCGCCTTGGCTGAAACCTTCAGCCTGTTTATCAACCTCATGGCGGCTGAAAAATGAATACATACGTTTGACCGTATCTTCTGATAGGTTCTTGCCGTTCACAATGTCACGCGCACGGGCAATACCAACTTCAGTGCCGCCGCGCCCGTGTTCCTTGCGCCAATCAAGGCCGCGCTGGGCCTCTGTTACCATTCCGCTAGTCGGTTTGTACGGCATCTTCACCCTCCGCTGGCACCGGCAGTTTGTCGCCAAATGGTTGATAAGCCATGTTCAGACCATATTCGTCTGCCGTTTCTTTATCACGCTGGATTTGCGCAAATGTATCTTCAGCATCGCGGCCATAGTTGGCAGCAATGTCAGAATGGCTAATGATGCCGTTCTGTAGGCCAACAACTGCCGCATTCATTTCCTTCAGAGGGTCAACCCACTGGAAGCCACGACCACGCCAAGTCACATCTTGAGTGAACTTCATAACTTTGGCTTCGCCATTAATTGGGATAAATCCGAACTGCATCGTATGATCCAGCCACATGCGATATAGCGGATCAAGGAAGTGATCTATCATAAACCGGTGCAATGTTTTGTAGAAGTCACGTTCTTCAAGCGCACCTTGGCGAATTGAAGAATAGCTTGTGCCTTCTAAATCGTTAGCTAGGGATGTGTAACTAACGCCCAAACCACCAGCTATCCCGCGAAGTATGGACTTTTCAAAGTCAGCAAATGCGCTTGTCGGGTGGGAGGGGTCAAACGCCTTGAAATCAACTCCGGCGGGTAGCTGGTGGAATGAACCCGCTTCCGCATCGTAGATGGGAACTGTGTTATCGGCATCGTCAAAACCGTCTGCCGTAAATCCATCACCCGCTGGTGAAGTAAAGAAGCCCATTTTCGCCGCGCCTGTACGGGCCGCAATCAATTCAGCTTCACGATAACCATGCAACATCTTCAGCGAAGTTATGGCCGCTGATGACCAAGGAACGCCGCGCGTTTGTCCAGCACGATCAGGTTTGTAGATATGCATCATTTCTGATGCCGGAATGACTTCATATTTGCGTTCATTCGCTGGCAACATGTAATCATAGTCGCCTTTATGGTAGGTCAGCACATGATAGGCCGTTGGGCGGCGTGTTTTCTTGTCTAATTCGACACCCATGCGAATTGAATTGCCATTTGGTGCTAATTCATTCTTTTCTTCGTCAACACGGTCTGGTTCGATGATCTGGACGGCAATACCGTGGCGCAAATAGTTGCCTTTTACGATCTGAAGGAACACTTCGCCATCACGGGCCATTCCAGTGATGATATGATTGCACAAATCAACCATAGACATCTTTCCATCTACAGTTGGGCCACCCATGCGGCTAAATTCACGCCATGCGCCTTCAATGATGTTATTTCCAGCCCGATCAAGGCTATTATCAGGGTTTCTGCCGCGCACTTGGACGTTAAACCCGTTTTCACCTACGACATTAACCCTAAGAAGCTGAAGATAACGACGGAAATATTCATTATTTCGCTCCAAATCTCGACTGCGATTACGAATATCGCGTAAAGCCCACCGGATTTCACTGTCGGCACTTCGGTTTGATCCGACGAAATCTGCGAATAATCTGCCCTTTGCGGCGGCAGCATAATTGCGCTTTGACGGTTTGGCCTTAGTAGACCGCCGAAATATGTCCATAATGCCCATTAGCTAAACCTAACTTTTACCGTATTTGCGCTTGCCTTGCCGCGTTTGACCAATTCATCACGCTGATGCTGTAGAACTTCACGTTTGTACCTATCTCGCGCCACCATAAGTTCATCAAATGACATTTTGGTCAATGAACGACCAGCAATAGAGTAAGAACCAACGTCACTGTCGGCCTTGCCTTCCAAGATGGTTTCAATCTTGGCCAACATGATGTCTGCATGTGTTCTTGGGTCAGATTGATTAACGTCTAAATCTGGGATTGCCTCAAATTCACCGCGTTCAATTACCAGACGATTTCCAGATGATGTTTCGGTGACTTCTAGCTGCCAATGATAGCGTCCAACGGCAAAATCGGCTGATGTAACGCTATCAACTGTGAATAAGTAGTAACCATCAGTTTCCGTAGCAGCTAACTTGATTTCGTTAGACCCGCCGCCAGTTATTCGCGCAACATATTCAGCCGAATGTGTAGCTGTTGGGTAGTCTTGGGCAATATTTGCCTTTTTCCATTGGATGAAATCACCCACTACGACCTGTGTTGGTTCGCCTTCGGGTGCGTTTGCTGCATCAAATAAATTCGCCATATTTTACCTATACCCGTGAACGAACGAATTCCGGCGAGGCATGGAAGGCCGCCGAACGTGCTTTGGTTGTGCCGATTGTACACTATTTTGTGCCTTTTTTGCAATCGCTTCCATATTTATGTTTAAAAGTGCCAATGCAGCGGTTGCATATACGCGGCAATCAAGTGCTTCGTTGCGTGTTCTGACCTTCACCCATTCCCGTCTTGGCCGACCCTTAAAGTACCGCACAACCTTCTTTTCAGCCGTCAACATGCGGAAATATTCTTCTGATCTGTCGCTTGGGAAATGACAGTAGCCATCCATTTCATCAGTTACCTTCAATCGCGCATAAACCAGTTCCTTAGCCGTATCTGTACCAACAGGAAATAGGTTGATTTTGCCTATGTTGTTCTTCGATGGCCTTCCAATGATCGGTTTGCCTTCGCCGCCAACACCTTTGATAGCAAAAATACGTTTTCCCGTACGGTTTTTGACGTAGTTGTACACCGCTTGCGTAAAGTGACCGCCACTGTCGATGCAAGTTGACCTAATTGCCATTTCGCCGCGTTCTGGATGCGTAAATGTTTGGCTTAGTGCATCATCCAAGTCCATCCAAAGCTGCGCAGTCGATGGATCGCCGTATATTTCACGATATTCCAGTGAATAGCTTGCTTCGCTTCGCGTCCAGCCAACCAATTCATAGGCAACTCGGTCATCCTGAACGTCAACGCCGCAAGTAATCAATAGAACATCATCTGGCAACTGATCACCCCAATAAGTACGCCGCGCAATCAGATCATATTCGTCAATGCCTTCGCCTTGTTCTTCGAAGGTTTCGCCAAGCGTTGTATTAATCCATGTGCGCAGTCGCATTGGGTCACTTTTGGCCTGTAGGAAGTCCCGCGCAATGTCAGCAAGCGGTGTCCAAGGTGAATATAGGCCAGACAGGTGAAATCCCGCTGTTTTACCGTCACCTTCAGCCGTTTTGCGCCACTCACCCGCGCGGATAGCCCGCCAGCGGTCAGCGTCACTCCACAGTGATCCGCAATGCTCACATGCATATTCTGCCGTATTGGGGTTTCCACTTTGCCAGTGAACTTGCGCCCACTTTAAATCTTGATGTTCATCGCAGTCTTTGCACTTCACGAAATACTTGCGCTGATCGCTATCGCCATAAGCGGCTTCAATCCGGCTGGCATTCTTTTCCGTTGGCGTTGATACCAAGATAATCTTGCGGTTCCAAAATGTAGCACTCCGCTTTTTCGCCAAGCTAACGGGATCGCCTTCAGTGCCGGCAGATATTGGGTATCGGTCAACTTCATCACACAAGATTATGCGACATGGACGGGATGCCAATGATGAAGGCGAATTTGCACCACAAGCCGTAACGTGACCACCGGCAAACACTTTATGCAAAGTTGTATTGCCACTGTCGCGTGATCTTGGGTCTTTTATCTTTTCCGTCAATGCTGGGGTGTCGCGTATGGCCGGCGCAAGTCTGTCTTTTGACCAAGTTTGTGCCATTTCCAACGTGGGTTGCACAACAAGCATTGGCGCAGGGTCTTGATGGATGTGAAACCCAACAACATTGTTGATCAGTTCAGTTTTGCCAATCTGCGCTGCCGTCATTAACACAACGGTTTCAATGTCTGGATCACTGACCGCATCCATCATGCCACGCTGATATTCCGCACGGCTAGTTGACCAACGGCCAGCTTCAGCCGAACTTTCTGATGATAGTTGCCGGTAGGTGTCGGCCCATTCAGACACAGTAAGTTTAGGCGGCGGTGCTAATGCCGTTGCCATAACTTCCTGAAGCCGTCTGCGCAGCTTTTCAGTCTGTTGTTTGTCTACCGTATCCGACCAGTTCACTTAATGCATCCTGCATGTTTAGTTCAATCAATTCCTTGGCTTCCTTCACGTTTGCACTTGCGTGAACTTCAGCCGCTATTTTGGACGGCATCGCCAGTAACTTAGTTTTAGCTTTGAGTAATTGCGTTTCGAACTCTTTCGCCACTTTTTCGATATATACCAAGTCGCCACGCTCAATCGCGTTTTCCATTTCTTTGGCATCAGCTTGTTCTTTCGCCAATCGCGCACGTTCAGCCCCCAAGTCTAAGTCACCAGATGCAGCGCGGCCTGAAGCAATCGCGCGAAAATGTTTTATGTACTGCGCACGGACTTCATCTATGTCATATTGTCCACGCGGTTGTTTGTCTATTACGCCATCCTCAATCAGCTTAGACAATGCTTGCTGACTTGTGTTCAAATGTTGCGCAACTTCACTCATTGACGACATATTATTACCACAACCCCCTTATAAACGTCCTATCGCTAAAAATATTTCGTGGTTCGAATTACCCGCCACACGCATGTTATGGAAGTACCTTTTCATTTCACCGAAACTTCGCTGTTCGCATGGCAAATGATAATGCCTTCTGCATTTTCTTAGGGAAAACCATCTTTCCGTATCTAGTCATGCGTTCATCAAATCTAAACTTAGGTTTGTACACCGGACGGCGTTCACTGATGTTCAGCACCTTCTTTGCGTTGCCTACATTGTTGCGTCTATACACACCGAACCTCTTGCCTTGGCCAAGTGGGTGCGTAGGTGCTGGCACAAAGTAGCCTGTTGATCGCTTAGTCTTGCCGGTGTAGCCGTATCGCTTGCTATGTGTTGCCGTGTCACGGCTAAGATGTAACGCTGACATTATCTTATTCAGTTCACCACCAGACATTGCCCCGCTTTTGCTCCGCTTAAAATGCGGCGTTGGTGTCACTGCACCCACAAACCTTGAAGTCGGCAGGTTTAAGTTTATCAATGTTTCTAAACCTGTGTTTTCCCTTGTGCCGCCTTCCTCTTGAACTTCCAAGTAGTGACGCTTAGTCGCCTGATCTTTCCTACGAATATAAATATGTGCATGGCCACTTTTTACATCAGCCTTTGTTACCCTTGTCTTCTTCGTATTAACTGGCCCATTCTTACGCTTCGATGAACCAAACGCATCTATTGTCCAAGGCACGGCTTTGTCGAATATTCTTGGAATATCTTGCTGGTTCTTCATAACCATTGTGGCCGCTGTATCGTTTAGTGCTTTGGATATAGCGAACGGCATTTGAACGGCTACCATATTCGATAACCTTGCATTTACTTCCTTCGAATTACTTTCAAACTTAAACGATACTGGCATTCTTCACCTAATGCAGAACATGTTCTGACTTATCTATCCCATCACCTTCAAACGAAAGCACGGCTTCCATTAACGACTGAAACACACGGCGTTCACTTATGCCGTCTGTTAGTCGGCCTTCTATATAGTCACAGAGTTCATCCAGTTCATCGGACGCTGCGTCATCGTCTATGATATCCGGTACTCTGAGTAATACTAACATAGTTCCACCATAAAATAAAAAGGCCGACCCCGTAAAGAGGCCGACCAAGGACGGGCCGTGGCCCAACAGGGGAGTGGCTCCACTATACCACATCATACATTTCTTCAGCTAGAGCAATGTATGCCGCACCATCCGTTAGGCTATCTTGTGAATACCCATTGGCCAATCGTGCCAGTTTTAGTTCAGCCATGCATAAGCACACCTGATAGGCCGTCACTTCAATGCCCAAGTGTTGCGACCATCTAACTGCAATGCGTTCAAAGTTTTCCTCTGGTGGCCCATAGGATGCCTGTCGTGGCCCGTTGATTAGATCAATCGCATTGGCCAGTAGTTGGGTTCTTCTATTGTTCATTTCCCTGTTCCTTCTTTTCAATTAGTTGTTTCAGCTTAATCATGTTTCGCATGTGTGTCACCCTTACCGGCTCCATGCGCTTTAAGACGGTGATTATGTCCATGTTGGCATTCGCCACATTGATCATGTCTTGTGATGTCTCCTGACAGCGCATCCAGCCAAGCAATAGTTCCGCGTATTCATTCGGTGCCTTTGCTGCTTCTTCAGCCCGTACCTTCCCGCTGCGTGTTAGTTTCTCCATTCTGCCCCCAAAATGCCAAAGGTTACTGAAAGCCTGTTTTCTCTATACCGCCAGTATTTTACATATATTTCCATATATTTACCCTTTTTTAGCTATTTTATGTGAAATACTACTGACCCTATATTATCTATAACTTCTGTAACCTTTATACTTATAAAGTATATAAGTATAAGAAAATAAAGGAAAAAGAGAGGTTACAGATAAGGTTACAGATAAGGTTACAGATAATCCAATCATGGCTATTCGTAACCTCCGAAGTTTACGTTAACGTCAACGGTTACAGAAAGGTTACGGATGTGTAACCCTATCCGTAACCCCGATTTTGGCCTATTTAAAGTCATCTAAATGCACCACTGATGAAGCCGTAAATGTATCAAAATCATCGTCAACGGTAGCGTCCAAGGCTTCCCGTAGTACGGTCTGATCATCGCCATGCAGCACAAGTTCACTGGCTTTCCGCACATACAGTCGCCGCGTTCTACCGCGCCACTTGACGGCCTTATCCACCTTCACAAAGCCAGCTTCTTCGATAGCCTTTGATAATGCCCTACTGTTGATCTGCTTATATCCACCCTGCTTAATCAATGCGTTCAGGCAATCAGTGGCGATAATATCGCTTGATATGCCATAGCCTGTCAGATCAACCATTTCTTTAATCAATAGATATTCTTCAGATCGCGCTGCCTCTATCATGCGTGATTTGGCATCAGTGATGGCCGGTGCCTTCGTTCGTACAAACCCAGACACATCGTAATTCATCAGCCATCCACGGATCACGTTAGGGTGCTTGTTGATGGCATTATACAGCGCATCCCAATAGGCATCATCAGTGGCGTTCAGCAATTCTTCACGGCTTTCATACCGCGTAAAGAAGACACCCCACCGCCGGTCTTCATCATCTAACACCAAGGCATCTTCAAAGTTAGTCAGTGCCAGATAATTTGTGCAATTCGGAATATTACGCCCGTCTTGCCCTTTGCGCACTACACTGATTTTGTCGTTGGTGATTAGCGGCTTCAGCTTGTTCATCACATCATGCCGGTTGTGTCCCTTGATGCGTATTTCTTCAAGAATGCCGACACACGCACCTTCTGCCCAACCGTTGAAGTCTGACTTGGTTTCCTCTGGGCTAATCATGCGCACGTTATTGTGGCCCATAGCTGCGCCTAACATCTGCCCTATGGTGGTCTTACCATCACCTTGAATGCCCTTAATGATGGGCGACCATAATACCTTGCGGCCAGCGTTTTGCACGTTGTAGGCCATCCACTGCAACACCACTTCCCAATCATTGGGCAAGATGTTGCGTATATGGTCTTCGCATAACTTCCACGCATTGGATGATTGCCATTCCACATCCACATGCGGCACCTTCAGGGGCATATATGAATTCACATAGTCCACACCATCATGTGCGAATACCATGCCATTCTTGGCCTCTTGGGGTAGGTACAGCGTATCATAGACGGCCTCACACCCCAAATGATCCATGACGTACTTCGCCGCTGCCAGACGTACAGGCCGCGTTCCACCGTTAGGCGTTGGCATATCTATGGTTGGCACTTGCCGCGTGAATGCCAGATTAAAGGCTTGTGTGGTGCATTCTTCGCCGGTGAACTTATTGCGGAATACATTGCGACGAATGAGAAACACCCAATCATCAAAGCCATGCACTGGCCGTTCCAGATTGTCTTGCACTTCCACCGGAGCAACAAAGGCATCATCTTGTGCCACTGGCTCAAACCCAAAGTCATCAAAGTTGCTTTCTGGTTTATACTTCTGTATTTCACGGCGCATCAGGTAGGTTGTGCTGTTGCCTATGTCATACATGAATGGCTGTCCGTCATCCCCTATTTTAATGAATGCGGCTTCTGATTGGCTTGATCTAAACGGGGCTTCACAGCGCAGCTTATCACCGGACTTCATAGTTGCTGCCCAATCTGCCAGTGGCCGCACAATGCCTTTGACTTCTACTTCTGTATCGCCTGTCAATTCCCCTTCAGAATAGGTGACGATGGAATTATTATCACGCTTGACAGACATTTTAACGCCGGTGATGTTGCGCAAATCTTCCATGTGGCGCGGTGTTGGCAGTTCCACCCATGATAAGTCCAGCGCACCGGCACCTTCATTATACAGGCGAATATCCGCATCGTGAACGGTATAGCCATCGGCATTGACTTCAGGCTTGGCGCAGAACACCAAACGGCCTGTGTCAAACACTGCTAAATCAAAGACTGACCGTGCTTCGTTACCGACAACTTTGCCATCTTCGATCTGCGACATTTTCTTAAACGTAAATGACGCACCCTGAAGCACCATTTGCACCCGTATATACGAACGTAGTACCGCGATCTTTTCGGGGTCACTTACTCTAATCCATGCATGTGTTGCATTGCCAGCGTCTTCGCCGTCACGCACAACACGGGCTGATGAACCGCGCAGTTCAATGCGTTCGCATTTACTGATGCCCTTTACGAATGGCTCCCACAGTTCCAAGCGTTCTGCGATTGTCATTCTGGCCCATTCATCTGGGATGCCATCAGGGTTGTCAGCGTCCAATAGCATCCAGCATGAATAGTCTATGCCGCGCTTTAGTCTGGCACTGACAAGCCTTCCTTTATGCTCTACGACACCACCTTGCACGGTTCCAATCTGGCCACCGATAATGCCACAAAGTGCCTTTTCTGATACAACGTCAAACTTCTGGCCGATTTGTGAATTATGCCATATGCCAGCGCATAGAACCAAGTCATTGCGTTCCGTTACGCTTTTCAGTACCTTCATCATTTTCTGCGCATCAGGCACATCAACGGTAATGGCCTCGCCTTCATTAATGTTGGCAATTACGCTTTTCTTTAATCCCTGTTCTGTTTGACTATAGGTTTTACATACGCGGTCTGGGTTTATTGATTTAATTATTGTGACCTGATGCATTACTTCGCTCCCTTCGATGCATTGCATGATCTGCAAAGGATTTGATACGTTGCGCGGCTGGCATGATAGGCAATCCATTCGGCTTCTTGGTTTGCGTCTGCAAATACCCAACCGGCACCATCATCATTATTGATTATTTCGAATTCGCCGTGCTTGGCAATAAATTCATCTGCAATCTGCATAAACGGCGGCACCAGATGATCCACTTGCAAGTGATCCTTGGCCTGACAGGCTTCGCATTCTGCGCCCATTGTGCTGCGAATATCTGAAATATCATCCGCAATAGCAAAGCGCATGGCATTATGGCGTTTCTGGCGTTCTGACTTTGGATAAATCAGGTTGTTCCATGATACAGGCATCATGTCGCCCATATCGTACTTCACCCATAAGTGCGCCGGATCACTTGGGTAGGTTTCATTAATACGCCGCATGGCGAACACGAAGTGCGATCCCAGCAAGGCATTCAGTTCATCAATGTCATACGGGGTGAAATATGTATCAACTTCGTATGACCTGATGATCTCTGAACACCGCATCTTGCGGTATTTCTTTGTCAACTTGCCAGATTTAGTGTATAGACTTATATTATTCATAACTGCTCCAAACTTCCTTACACGCAGTGTAAGAACCCCGTAAGTCTTATCGCTCGAACTTACGGGGTTCTTTTTACTTAGAACGGGATTTCATCGTTCAGATCAGACGACAGATCAGCCGATTTACTTTCTGACTTAACTGGCGGTAAACCAAACGGGTCATCTTCTTTATTCTTGATAAATCCATTGACCACACCGAAGGGGTTAGCTTCTTCAACTTCCTTGTATTCCACCACTTGCACGGCGCGTAGGCGCAGCGATACGCCAGCTTCGCGCATGTTGTAGGGTACAAACGTCACGGCAATATTAACCTTACTACCGGTGGTCAGCATGAAGTCATCACCCAACCGATTTCCTTGCGCATCATATTGCGCAACGCCTTTGGTCAATTCGCCGTTGTAGCTGCCCTTCAGCTTGGCCTTGCCAATATATGTGCCTTCATCCTCTTTGAATGGATTAGTAGGCATATCGGGCCAACCAGCCTGTTTCCGCTCATTGTAGGCTTCCACCATTTTAGCCCATAGGGTCTTGGCTTCGCTTTCAATCATACGAAATGACATTTCATACGCTGCGGCTGGGTCTTTTGGATCGCACTTAACTGACCGACCTTCAACACTGTCATATTTATACGTTGAATTGATGCGCGGCCATAATGCTTCCACGTTGTTGATATTATGCTGCATATTAATCTTCCTTGTGCAGTTTCATCCATTCCGGCAGATGGATCATGTTGATATTCGGCCAATCAGTGGGATATTTCCCTTCTTCGTTGGCCAGTTTAATGCGCTGAAGGATTTTCATCATTCGTTCGTGCGCATGGTCTAGCACCTCGCCGGATAGGACATGGCAACATGTCGCGTAAGGTGCTGACTTTTCTACAGCGGCAAGCACAAAATAAGTCACCTGAATATCTTCTAATTCAAGGCAATACTTATAGAATGCTCCCTGTAAATCGTAGTTGTAGGCCCATAGAGACTTTTCAAAGCCACCTCTATTTGGGCTGGCATCTAGTGTGCTTTTTAAATCGACAACTACGCCCGTGTTTGGGTTATACAAATCGGGCCGACAGCGTAATTCAAGGCCGGTCTTTGGGCAAGTCACGAAAATACTGTGTTCAATCTTGGCATCGTCGTGATGCACTTGTTTGGCAATGGTAGGATTGCGTAATGCACTTTCCGACATTGCATTGCATAAGTCGTAATCGCCTTGCGTTAGAAGCAACTGACCTGTAGCCTTGGCTTCCTCTTGTGCTTCCTTCCATGCGTTACCACGGCGCGTTTCTGGCCCTCTGATGATACGCCCACGCATTTCAGGTTCTAGCGTCATTTCATGGAATGCAGTGCCTATGTCCAACGCTGGCGTTTCCTTGCGTTCTGCACCCTTCCAGTGGGCCAGTGATCGTGCTGCCGCTTTTACGTCTGATGAACTAATGGCATGGTGTGCATGATATTGTTCATTGGTTAAGTCAGTGCGGATCATGCGCGTTTCATCTCCTTGATACGAAAAAAACCATCGTACTGTGGGTAATCTTTCATAAATTTACGGGAATAAAGCGCGATGTAATCGTTGCTGATCTTATAATCGCAATTCACAGTGACAATCGCAGTTTCCCAACGGATGCGGTTTGCTATCATCCACGCTGACAAACGATTGTGACCGCGTCTTATCGCTTCGAACGTAAACCTTGTGAAAAGTTCATAAACCTCTGGGTTATCTTCGTTGAACTTGTTGAAGCGGTTCAACAGGGTTGTTTCTTGCTTTATCATGACCAACTTTCCCTTGCTACTTGTATAAAGCCACTCCACGTTAGAATGGCGCGTTCATTCTCATAAGTTTCGTCTTGCATCAGAAAGGCCAGCCGCATCACCACAAAGATTGGCCGTCGATCAAACTTGTAGATCAACACCGGTTCTTTCCGCGCTGCGTCTGCCGCTTTCACAACCTGATCCCACCATGCCTGTTGGTAGGTGTAACCTGATGCGTATCGCTTTAGTTCCAACACGAATGGCCATGTTGGATCGTCACATATTAGATCACCCAAGTCGGACTTTTGATACTGCCGTAAGTCTCTTGAGAATTCCACACCTAGTTCATCGAATAACATATTCGCTACGGTGCGCTCCCAAGATGCCCCTTTATTGCGTCCATTAACCATGATCGACCTTTGGTTGTTCCGCATGAATGCCATTCTTACTGGCGTAATTCAGGCCACACCATCGAAGGTAAGTGGCCAACTTCATGCCCAACTTCTGCGCTGCAATATTCAACGCTTCATGTTGGGCTTCCGTCATTATGACGCGACTTTCTTTTTTCATAGGTTTCATCTCCTTCAGTGAGATAGGATGTTAATGGGTCATTTTGTTAATGTAAAGTCCAATTATTTAGTTGACATAGGATGTTTATAGGATTTACGATAGCGGTGTCATATAAGGAGTAGAGCGAATGACTAAATCAGATTATGCAATTCTAATTATCTTCGGCGCGGTGATGGTTATCGCCGGCATGAACATTGATAGCTTGATGGTGATGTGATGAAACAGGAAGGAAGTATTATGTTTAAATCCACACGCAGCAATAACGAGATTAATTATGAAGTCGTAAGTGTAGACCCAAAACTAGCCAACAAATGGCTTATAGAAAGCAATCTATCCAATAGAAGGCTTCGCCCAAGTCATGTGAAGCATTTAGCGGATCAGATGCTTCAAGAGCGTTGGAAGTTAAGTCCCGAACCGATTGTATTCAACAGAACCGGCCTTCTATTAGATGGCCAGCATAGACTTTCAGCAATAGTGAAGTCTGGAATATCCCAGAACATGGTTGTTGCCACGGTTGAAGACACAGATGTTTACAAGGTTCTTGACCAAGGCGTTAATAGAACAAACTCCGACATCACCGGACTACATCCTTCAGTTGTCGGCCCTATCCAATATTTGCTTCGCGCTACAGGCACCATGAAACCTGTGCCGGAAGATATAGAGGAATTGCGCGGCTCCAACTTACTGCAAAGCGCAGAATACATCCATGAAGTTATTAAGCCTAAAGACAGGCGTTTCAAGATGATGCCTTTTAGAGCCGCATTTTGTGTAGCCACCGGATCAAATAAGGCAAATGTCGGGAAGTGTATAGAAATCTATACCGATTTAGGCTGTATGAACTTGCACAAGTTTAGCCCGATAATGAAGGATATATTCCGGCAGTTTGATGATGGGTTTGAAAAACAAGATGGCAGATCATTGAACAACGAATTCTTTATGCGTGGCATGTATTTATTCCTAAATACCGACACGAACCGGTCAACTCTACGGCTTCACGATGGCTTCAGAAAGAAAGTTTCGCTTATGACGCGCGAATTGATGCTGACTTGGAAGAATGGGAGCAATTAAATGAAATACCGTGATCTAACTATGAACATCGACCTGATCCATGACGGCTACCACTACCGCACAACTGGCTTCCCAAGTGAAGTGGGGTCATATCTTCACATTCCCGCTGTACGGCGCAACAACGCCATGCCTAGCGGGTGGGAACTGGCCGACATAATGGTTTCACCCTATGTGGCCGATCAGTCTGTGGAAACGCCCCATGATGCGCATTGAAGACCCTAGCACCCCTTGCCGACAATGCTTTGGTAAGGGGTATCAAACTGAAGTACAATATAACTACGATGGTCAGCCGCACCGCATACATGAACAGTGTCTTTGGTGCGGCGGCAGTGGCCACAAGTCAATTATAACAATACAGGTAAACCATGACAGAAAATCAGGAAATTGAATATCTGAAGCGGATTGTGCGGCTGTGCGCGGCACATAAGGCAAACCCAAACCATACTAAAGGCGAAATTGACGAAATCCGTCAAATAGCAGAACATGTCATTTCACATAAAATAAAAGGGAAAACAGATGACATTACAGGCACACCAGTTTGACGCAGCTAGGTTTAAGTGGCCAAAGGGAACACCCGTAAATGAAGATACATGGCTAAAGGTTATGCCCATCATGCGGCAAGTATGTAAGGCAGAACAGGATTTAATGAAAAAGAAGCTAGGCACCCAATCATGGGAAGCCATTAAGGCAAGCCAACAAAATGCCATGCTTGGTGGCCGTCCAAAGATCAGCGCAACCGGCAAGGAAATCCGCAAGAAAGACTTGATCGAAATGATTGAACGCGGCCTAAAGCGCGGCCTAAATCAAGCCGAAATAGCCAACCAGCTTGGCAAGGCTAGATCAACCATCACAATGGCCATTAAGAGGCATAACTTGAAATGAAATCGTGTGGGACGTTGCTAAAGTGTCGGGCTATAGCTGGTAGCCATCCAAACGCGCCTAGACCATTCCCGTGGCATAGCTTGATTGAATAACTGGTAACGTCCCACACGATATTTCTATCAAATACAGGAACCACCGCAATGGAATTCTTCTATATTTTTACAATTTCCTACACCTTGGCTGGCAGTCCGTTGGATATACATATGCCGCTGCAAAATGCAGAACAATGCCAGATTGCCATCCGCGACAACGAACGATTGGCCGAAGCATTGAACGCCGATTTATTTTGCGAAAACACTGGCGTTTTGTCGAAATCCATCAGGCCAAAGCTACGCCCGACTAATTGACCCTTTTTGTGATAGGTTAAGGCCAGCCAACACAAGAAGGGATGCTGCGCCTTTGCCCTATAAGGACAAGGATAAGCGTAAACGTCATGCGAAGGAATACGGTGCGGATTGGTATCAGCGCAACCGTGAAATAACGCTTGAACGCACACGAAAGCGAAAGAAAGAACAACGGGAAAAGTTTAGAGAATTCAAGGCAGCGCAAAGCTGCTTTTTTTGTGGGGCAAGCCATCCCGCGATTATTGACTTTCACCACCCTGAAACCGGCGGTGATGATGCCAAGGTTAGTAAGTTAATCCAGCAAGGCAGCTTCAAAAAGGCTTATGAGGAAGCCAGTAAATGCTTGGCCTTATGTGCGAACTGTCACCGCATTTATCACTGGACGGAACGGGAAGGCGAAAAAGAAGACTAACCGCACAACCGTTCATAGGTTTCGTTATGCACTACCGTATCTGTGAATAGCTGCCGGTCATTGTGCAGCAACCAAGCCGTCACTTGTTGATCTGCAAAATAGTGTGGCTTGGCAATATCGCAGTAGCCATTACCCGTCACGCTTGCGCACCCACTTATTGGCACGATCAAGCAACATATCATCATCCAAGGCTTCAACTTCATCTTCTACTTCCTTTGCGGTCAGCATATCGTCAATACGCTTGTCTTTTATTTCACCTTCCAGATCATGCCGACCATCCGCTTTCCCGCGAAAGTAGACCGTCACAACGGCTACCAGTGCCGCGCCAATGATCCAAAGGTACATTTTCAATCTAGCTAATAGGAACATCAGCGATCACCTTTATTCCACTTCTTCAGGCGTTCCATATCGACTATTCCTAGTGCTACCATACCCACCAGAGCGAACACCCCCATCAGTGCCAGCTTCTGCCACTCTAACCCACCGATAACACCAACAAGGGGTGTGGCGGCAGATGTAACCTTTGCAATGGTCGAGGCTTGCACTGTCTTCGATTGAACTATGTGCGTCTTCTGCTTTTTCGGTTTTGTCTCTACGTTGTTCAGCCATTCTGTCACCTGAAAACATGGACACATCTTCGCGCTAACTTCATTATGGCCCATGATGGTAGCGATTGCCGGATACTCCATGCGAAGTTGGGCAATCAGTCTGCGTAACGCGCGATCCTGTTCTGGTGTAAAATGTTCTTCAAACTGGTCATCTTGGTCGCCACCATGTCCACCCCATAAGGCTATGCCCACTGAGTTGGAATTGCGGCCTTTGGCATGTGCGCCACCCTGATCAATCGGACGGCCTTCTGTGACTGTTCCATCACGGTCAATCAAATAATGATAGCCAATATCTGAAAAGCCACGATCTAAGTGCCAGCTTTTGCACTCCGCTGCTTTTGCGTCTGCCGATCTGTCAGACCACCATTCGGCACGGGTTGCCGTACAGTGAACTATGATAGTGTTTATTTTCCGCATTTTTCGCATACTCCCTTCTGCGTTTGCGTTTTCGGGCTTTGCCCGTTGACGTATATACCATAAAACCCCGCACCCGCGCCAACAATTACCGAAACGTAACCGGCCTGTGCGTTTGATGGGGCATCAAGGCTAATGAACCATTCTGTTGTGCGATAGAAGGCAAAGCCGTACAGAGTAATGATTAAGCGCGGCCATATGCGCCACTTATCTAGCCATTCAGGTGTTATCTGCATATCGTTCTGCAATCTTTTTGTCTGACGTAATCAGCACTATTTTACCATCTTTGCCATAAACGATATACTTATTCTTTCTTTCTACCAACACCATTGATCACTGACCCCGTTAGCAATGCGCCAAAGGCAAGATGAAACATGCCGCCGCCTTGCAATGTAAACGGCTGGTGATGCTGCCAGACTTGCCTGAATTTCTCTATGTTTAGATATGCCAGATCATCAATCGGTGGCCTGTTAATGCCTATCCATGACGGCACAATGACAAAATCAAAGAAGCATATGAAGGCATAGACGTAGGCCAATATAGCCTTCCATTCGTCTTTCATCACCACTTACCTAAATAAACGCCCAACCCATATATGACCGCAATCACACCGCTAAACGCAAGAACACCAGCGGCTATGTAGCCAATCAGTTCGATCAATTCTTCACGTTGCTTTATTGCGGCACGTTCCGCATCTTTCCGCGCCTTCCGCGCTTGCGCCTGATACTTCAGCCAATCATCTTTTAACCCAATCCGGCCTGTGTAGACCATCAGCAATTCCAAGTCTTTTTCGGCTTGTTTGATGTCTTCTAGCGCAAGAAATTCTTCCAGATCAGTTTCAACACGGGCAGAAAATGGGCTGTTCTTTTTCTTTTGCAGCTTCTTATGCAGATCGTCTTTCGACTGCACCATTGTGCCAATCGACTGCGCACATGAAGCTATTTCACGGCCAGCCTGAACCGTGGCTTTCACCGTCTGATAAGCCGCATTGAAGGCCGCAAGTTCAGCTAACATTTTAGACACCCATAAAATCAGGACACTTGTAGTTTGGATTATACACGAAACCCCACGTTTTGGGAAACTTGTGCTGTTCAGCCGGTGCGTAGTGGCACACCTTTACCACTGTCTTCTGGCCGTCAATGATTACTGGATTAATCGTTACTAGGTACAGAACCAGTAACATCAGCCCATATGGGTGACAACGTAGGCTGTTACAGCCGCCGTTACGACTATCCAGAAGATACGTTCCAGAAACCGTAATGTCACACCATCTGCGCCAGACACTTTCTCAATCTTTGACACGCGGTCTGACAGTTTATCTTGCGCGTCATCATAGGTATCCATGCGCTTGAACAACGTCACCATGCGTTCTTCCATACGCGCCAAAGACACAATCGCCTTGGACATATCGTCTAACTTTTGCTCTATCCGCTCTAATCGCTTTTCGTCAGCCATGTCAGACCTATGTAATGTCGTCTGTAATCTCTATCCGAATATACCCGTTATTCGGAAATGTTTCTACAGATGTGTCAGCAAAAGTAACCTCAAACTCAGCCTGATATGATCCTACAGTGGCCGTATCTGCCGCATCCCAGATGTACTGCACAATGCCGCTTTCTGCCGTGACAATGCTTGCGTCAGCGTCAACTACAGCGGTTTCACCGCCAACAGTGCGCATATGAAAGCGAATGCTTGCGCCAGTTAGGTTAACTGGGTCTTCATCGCCGTCTTTCAGGATAGCCCGTAGATTAGGCGAGGTGTCATTTTGCTTAATATAAAAAGCCATCAGGTGTACTCATTGTTTGTTTGCGTTAGTTCAACTAACGTATATTCAGTGTCTAACTCAACGTAGTTTGGCGTATTGATGCTAATTGTAGCAGAATTTAGTGTTGCAACCAACTCCACATTGTTTGGCTCCCCTGTCACTAGGGTTACAGTGGAAAGTTCGCCGTCAAAGGTATAGCGCGGCTTGTAAAGTAGCGCATCCTGATAGGCAAAGCTGAACGTACCAACGTCAATCCGCTCAATCAGTGCTTCATTTACCGCTGGCCCTACCAGCGCAAACAAGCCAACATCTAGGCTTTCACTGATTGCCTCTGTAATTGCTTGGCCTGTGACGCTGAATGTACCGCCTGTAACAAGTTCAGAAACACCTTTGAATGCGTCTACGCCGCTGTATGCGAATGTGCCTACGTCAATGCGCTCCAACAGTGCTTCGTTGACAGGCTGTCCGTCTAGCGCAAATGTGCCGACTGCAATGCTTTCGCTGATGTCTTCTGTGATTGGACGGCCATTGAACACAAAGGTTCCTACGTTGGCCGCTTCAGATAGAGCCTTGAATGCGTCCTGACCCACAATGCTGAAGGTGCCGAAATCAATAGCCTCTAATAAGGCTTCATTGATATCCTGACCACCAAGTGTAAAGAACTGACCCGCTGCTAGTTCAGATAGAGCCTTTTCGCCTTCTTGCCCTTCTAGGCTAAATATACCCGCACCAAACGAATGTACGATCTTCTTGCGAACAACCTGACCCGCTAGGCTGAACACACCCGCATCAGCGCGTTCAACAATGTCGATGTCAATTAGATCGCCATCATACCAGACTTCTTCATCTAACCAGAAGCCAGTGTCTAGCCATTCGTCATTGCGCTGAATGCCGGTGTATGAGGCTTGTACGAAATAACCTGTACCAGCCGCCATTGCGACTGACTTCGGTACGCTAATGCCTTCAAAGTCAAACAGGCCGACATCTGCACGTTCAACGATGTCATAATCAACTAGATCGTCATCAAGCCAAAACTCATTGTCAGCCCAATAGCCCGTGTCGGGCCATACATCTAGCCTTTGGATATTCTCATAATCTGCCAGTACAAACAGGCCAGCTTCCGCAAGCATAGTATAAGCCGCACCAGCCGCTTGCCCTGCTACGCTATATGAGGTGCCTTCGGCTGGTTCTATGATGCCCCTGCCAGCGTCTTGGCCTGACAGGGTAAAGCTACCGCCATCCACACGTTCAGTAATGTGAACACTGGCATCCTGACCTGTAGTGGAAAATGAGCCATGCGCGAATATGTCTGTGATTAGCTTAGAGGCTATGCCACCAGCGTAATTGAAGTTAGCAGGGTCGATATGCTCCAGCAATGCTTCATTGACTGCATTGCCCGTTATAACAAATGTGCCAACATCTATGCGCTCACTGATGTCCTCAGTGATTGGCCGTCCGTTAAATACAAAATTGCCGTAAGCAATATTGTCGGTAAGTGCCTTGTTTGCCGCCTGACCACTAATGGTAAAGCTGCCGAAGTCTATGGCTTCTAGTAAGGCTTCATTAATGTCTTGCCCACCAAGCGTATAGAATTGGCCTGTAGTCAACTCTGTGATGCCTTTTAGCGCATCCTGACCTGTTAGACTAAATGTGCCACTGGTAATGCTTTCCAGTAAGTCTTCGGTAACGCTCTGGCCTGATGTTGTGAATGTACCAGCATTTGCGGCTTCGGCTACCGCTAGGGGAATTACGTTATCTTCACCCCATGCACGGACATCAGACCATGCATAGGTATCATCCCAAGTATCACCTTCAGGAAACCATGCGGTAGACCAACCAAAGCCACCTGTTTTAGCTGTTAGCGTTGGCATGGCCTATCCTTTGTTACGCTGCGTCTTTTACCGCCTGTGGTGTAGCATCGACAACAGCCTGAGCCGCTGCACGTTCTTCGTTGTCCACTGTGATAAGCGGGTTCTCAATGGTTTCCTCTGTAGGCTCTGCCATAGGATCATCCTCAGAGTACACCATGCGTGTGACTGTAGGCTCAACAGGTTCAATGGCTGTGACTGTGATAACCTCATGCATCACATCTTCCATTTCCATTGTTTCTTCGTTGAACACCTGCTCACCAGTAGGCTGCATCTCAGTGACTTCTTCACGACCATCTGCAACGATGTATTGTGCTAGTCGGGCTGTAGCTACACGGTAGGCTGCAAGCTGTTGGTTGAACTGCTTTTCGTCTGCCGCTGCCTGTAGGTCTTCAGGAATATCCCCGTCAAAGCAGTCTGTGCCTTCAGCAATGATTGCGTCTAGCACTTCCTGATAGTGGCGGTTTGCAGGGTCTAGTGGGATGTAGTGGTTGTGGGTTTGGCAGAACAGCGTTTGACTGTTGCTTAGTTCGTCTGTGATAATGTTAAACATGATTATAACTCCGCATCTGCTGTCCACATACCCTTTACACCCCACATAGGGTTTGTAGAGACTTGGTTATTTACATAGACAGTCTTAGGTGTTCCACCTATATAAACGTTTGAGTGGAAGTTAATGGTAGATAAACCGCTTGGCCCTGCTGTTCCAAGGTGTAAATAACCCCAATAACCTTGACTGTTTCCATATCTAGTCATGGTAGGATAAGCCCTCATCTCTACAGGCAACTGGATAGGTTCTGGACTAGACCAGATTGCAAGACCTACTAAATTCAAAGTGCTCCCCATGCTACTTGCAAAGTTACTTGTATCAGGCCCATTAGCAGGATACACGCTATACTCTGTACTTTTTTGAAAGTACCGCTGGCACAACGCCAGTTCTTCCCCAAAGGATCGGTGTTCAAAAGGCGTGGCGACTTTGCCTAGTTCTAGTTGGACACCTGTGATGTTCACATAGTTGGAGGTTGAACTCCCGATGTCCATAGTTAAGTCCGCAGCGTCATTTTGGGGTGTTCTAGAACTCCATGTATTAACTTGCGTCCCGCTTGAAAAGTTTGATCCTGCGGCAAAATAAAAACGAACCTCTAATCGATTTTGGTTGTCGTCACTAAAGGTGTTTGCTGTATCACCTTGGATAAGAACTGTTTTATATTCCCAAGTGTCTGCGGAGTTTATTGAATAGGTAGCACCTATGTGCTTATTCGCATTCACGTTATAAAGATTTACAACACCTATTCCCGTAAGGTTAGATTTAATCCAAAAAGACAACATCAGAGGCCTCGCTTCGGATGTCGCAAACCCAAGGTGCTGTAAGTCCTGACCTTCTAAACGCTGTCGTAAAACAATAGCTGCATCAGTGGCTATGCTTGTATCTGCGGTAGTGCAGTCAATCTTCATAGACTTTCTGTACCCAACAGGATAATCAGAAGTATCCTGACTTACAGTGTAAGTACCATGACCACTAGAACCAAAAACGGCAAACTGCCATCTATCTAATGTATAGTCATCATCAGTTAGGCTAAAACTTGTACCTCTCTGCGCCACCTTCATATCACCATTGATAATCAGGTTCCTACGCCCTGCACCAATCAGGTTAAACTGTTCCTGTGGTGTCTCAGCACGAAGCATAGCCTCGCCAGCTATACCTGTGGGTTTGTCTAGTTCT